AAATTCCGCACAGATTGGCAGTTCCGGAGATTCCGCAAAGATTGGCAGTTCCGGATATTCCGCAAAGATTGGCAGTTCCGGAGATTACGCAAAGATTGGCAGTTCCGGAGATTACGCACAGATTGGCAGTTCCGGATATTCCGCACAGATTGGCAGTTCCGGAGATTCCGCACAGATTGGCAGTTCCGGAGATTACGCACAGATTGGCAGTTCCGGAGATTCCGCACAGATTGGCAGTTCCGGAGATTACGCAAAGATTGGCAGTTCCGGAGATTCCGCACAGATTGGCAGTTCCGGAAATTCCGCACAGATTGGCAGTTCCGGAGATTCCGCAAAGATTGGCAGTTCCGGAAATTATGCCGTTGTAATGTGTGCCGGAAATGGCAGCATTGCAAAAGCGAAGAAAGGTAGTTGGATTACTCTTGCCGAGTGGAAGGAAAATGCGGAAGGCAAATGGATTCCAGTAAATGTTGTAACCGTGCAGGTTGATGGTGAAAAAATCAAAGAGGATACATATTACAGACTGGAAAACGGTGAATTTGTTGAGGTCAGCGAATAATGGCTGTTGAAATGATAACACTTGACAGCCGGGAAGATTGGCTGAATCACCGAGAAAGAATCGGCGGTTCAGACGCATCAGCAATCCTTGGCATGAATCCGTACAGAACAAACATTGAACTATGGCAGATAAAAACCGGTCAGCTGATTCCTGAAGATATTTCTGAAAAACCTTATGTAAAGTATGGCACAGAAGCTGAAAAGTATCTTAGAGAATTGTTTAAATTGGATTTCCCAGAATATCAGGTCATGTATGTAGAAAATAACATGTTCCTGAATGACAAATACAATTTTGGACATGCATCTTTGGATGGATGGCTTATTGACCAGAACGGAAGAAGGGGTGTGTGGGAGTGCAAGACAACTAATATTTTGCAATCCATGCAGAAGGAAAAGTGGAATCACCGGATTCCTGACAACTATTATGTGCAGCTATTACACTATTTGCTTATTACGGAATTTGATTTTGCGGTGCTTAAAGCACAATTGAAATATGAATTCAATGGTGAAATTTATCTTCAGACAAAGCACTACAAGATTGAAAGGGCAGAAGTGCAAGAAGACATTGAGTTTTTGGAATCTGCTGAAAGAAAATTCTGGAAGCAGGTGCAGGAAAGAAAAAGACCTGATTTGATACTGCCGGAAATATAGGAGTAAAAAGGGAAATGCAAAAAATAAAATGTGAAATATATCGTGATTCTATGCAGAATTACAAAAAATATGCCATTCCACCTGCACAGTTAATTATTGCAGATGTTCCATATAATGTTGGAACTAATTTTTATGGAAGCAATCCTTCTTGGTACATAGGCGGGGATAACAAGAATGGCGAAAGTAAATTAGCAGGAAAATCAGCATTTAATTCGGATTTTAATTTTAATCTTTATGAATATTTTCATTTCTGTTCAAAAATGTTGAAGAAAGATGATACAAAAACACTGCAAAGAGGAAGAAGCAGCAATTCACCATGCATGATTGTTTTCTGTGCATTTGAGCAGATACAGACATTAATTTCAGCAGCTAAAAAGCATGGATTTGTGAATTATATTCCGTTGGTATTTATAAAAAATTACTCACCACAAGTATTAAAGGCTAACATGCGTGTGGTTGGTGCTACAGAATATGCGCTTGTATTTTATCGCAATAGACTTCCTAAATTTAGAAACGGCTGTCAGGTGGATAAAAACGGAAAGACCATCAGGGGAACCGGTCATATGATATTCAATTGGTTCTCATGGGAAAAAGATGGAAAAGACATTCCAAAGATTCATCCGGCACAAAAACCTGTAAAAGTGCTTGAACGGCTTATTCAAATTTTTACAGACGAGGGGGATGTTGTCATAGACCCATGTTGCGGAAGTGGAAGCACATTAAGAGCCGCACATAACCTTGGAAGGAGTGCATTTGGATTTGAAATTGACCGGAATTTCTATGAAAGAGCCAAGGAAGAAATGTTGATTTTTCCAGATGTGCAAATGAATGTTGCGGATTTTGGAATATAAAAAAAGAAAAAGGAGAAAAACAAATGGAATTTAGAATGAAAGAATACCAGTTACCTGAAAAAATTAAATTTAACTATGAAGAATTGAAGCAGGAATTAACAGAAAAAGTCAAATTGTATGAAACCATGGTTTATACGGATGAACAGATTAAGGAAGCCAAGGCAGACCGGGCGAATCTGAATAAATTGAAAAAAGCATTGAATGATGAACGAATCCTTAGAGAAAAGGAATATATGCAGCCGTTTAATGCTTTCAAAGCACAGATTAATGAAATTATCGGCATCATTGATAAGCCGGTAGCAGTGATTGATGCGCAAATTAAGGAGTATGAGGAAAAGCAGAAAAAGGAAAAAATGGAGAAAATCAAGGAATTATGGTCTGAAATGGAAGTTCCTGATGGTCTTGCCTTTGAAAAAGTCTTTGAAGAGCGGATGTTGAATAATTCATTCAATTTGAAACATATCAAAACCTGCTTCACTGATGCAATAGATAAATTTAATCGTGACATCACTACATTGGATGCGTTGCCGGAATTTGGCTTTGAAGCAAAGCAGGTTTACCTTCAGACATTGGATATTAACAAAGCACTTGCTGAAGGTCAGAGAATGTCACAGATACAGAAACAGAAAGCGGAGCATGAAGCAGAGCAGGCAAGACTGAAAGCAGAGGAAGAAGCAAAGAAGGCTGTTGCAGAAGTGGCACCTACAGAATCACAGCCACAGGCTACACCGGAAGACTTTATGAATCCACCAGAAGAAGCAACACCTGTGAAGGAGTGGATTGCATTTCAGGCATTAATGACCACAGAAGATGCGCTTGCATTGCGTGACTTCTTTAATAGCCGGAATATTGAATTTAAGGCAGTTTAGGAAAAGGAGCAGAAGGCATGAATAGTAAAAATATCAAAAAGCACTTGAATAATAAATTGCGTGATTGGATTTCCAATGTTGATGATGAAAATATCAAGGCAATTTTGAAAGAAAATGTGATTATAACAGGCGGTGCTATTGTCTCACTTCTGACAGGTGAAAAATTACATGACTATAATGTGTATTTCAAGACAAAAGAAGCCTGCCTTGCGGTAACAACTTATTATGTCGGCAAATGGAATGAAATGCATCCTGAAAAGCCTGTTTCAGTAAGATGTGATGATGCAACAGGAAAAATTGATTGTTTTATTTCATCAAAAGGAATTGCAGATGAAGATGAAAATGGTGGGAATCCTCTTGCATACAATTTTGAAGCAACAGCCGTTGAGGATGAAGCGGTTGGAATGGAACATGAACAGGAAGCAACAAATCAGGATTCTAAAGAAAAATACAGACCACGATTCATTACAAGTAATGCAATTACACTGACTGACAAAGTCCAGATTGTGATTAGATTCTACGGAGAAATTGAAGAAATTCATAAGAATTATGACTTTGCACACTGTACCTGTGCTTGGAGTTCATGGAATAACGAATTACTTCTTCCAGAAAAGGCACTTGAATGCATTATTAATAAAGAATTGTATTATGTTGGCTCAAAATATCCTTTATGTTCAATTGTCCGTACAAGGAAGTATCTGGAAAGAGGTTATCACATCAACGCAGATCAGTATGTGAAGATGTGCATGCAACTGAATGAATTGGATTTAAAGGATGTAAGGGTGTTAGAAGACCAGCTAACAGGTGTTGACACAACCTATTTCCAGATGATGATTGATGCAATTCAGAATCACATGGAAGAGACAGGGGAAGAAAGGGTTGATACAACCTATGCCATGAATCTTATTAATAAACTTTTTTAGAAAGGTGGTGTGAAATTTATGTTCGGATTTATTAGTAAAAAGAAACTCAAAAAAGAAATGCTTAGATTGAAGGAAGAAAATGACCTTCAGGATTTTAAAGCAAGAAACCAAAGTAATGCACAGTATTGGCAAGGGTATGAGGACGGAAATGATAATGTACTCAATTATATTTTACATAAATTTTGCAAGTAGAAAGGACAGGTAAATTATGGCAACTTCAGTTCAAATTACACTTATTATTTGTATCACATTAATAGCAATAATATGTTTTCCAAACAGAAAGGGGAAGTAAAACATGGCAATACAGAATAGTTTACAGAAATCAAAAGGAAATCAGCGGTTAGGCATCACGGCATATTTGACAGGGGATGCAGTAAAAAATCAGATTAATCAGGTAGTTGGTGGCAAAAATGGACAGCGTTTTATTTCTGCAATTGTATCAGCAGTGAATACAAATCCGACACTTCAGGAATGCACGAATCAGTCAATATTATCAGGAGCGTTGCTTGGCGAATCGTTAAAATTATCACCATCACCGCAGTTGGGACATTATTATCTTGTGCCATTCAATGATAAGGCCAAAGGAAAGGTTGCGCAGTTCCAGATGGGATATAAGGGATATATTCAGTTGGCTATTCGTTCTGGACAGTACAAGAAAATCAATGTAATTGCAGTAAAAGAAGGAGAATTGGAATATTTTGACCCATTAAATGAGGAAATCAAAATCAATATGATGATTGATAAGTGGGATGAAAGAGAAGCGGCACCAACAATTGGTTATTATGCAATGTTTGAACTGGTCAACGGATTCCGTAAAGCCATTTATTGGAGTAAGGCACAGATGGAAGCACATGCACTCAAATATTCGCCGGGATATAAAAAAGACCGTAGAGATGGAAGTAATCATACGTTTTGGTCAAAGGATTTTGATGGTATGGCATACAAGACCATGCTTCGCCAGTTAATCAGCAAATGGGGGATTATGTCGATTGATATGCAGTCAGCAATTGATGCGGATATGGCAGTTATCAATGAGGATGGCAGCAAGGATTATGTTGATAATGATGATTCTATTATAGATGCAGAGCCGCCGCAGAGTGCAGAACCGCAACCGGAACCACGGCAGGAAGCAGAAAAGAAGCCAGAAACAACACAGCAACCAACAGATGCACAGATGGCACTGTTTGGAAATAAATAGAAGGAAGGGGGAAAACTAAATGAATAAAGTGGAATTGAAAGACCTTGTTGGTGGCGCACTTCAGGAGAAATTCAATAAATCTTTTGAAAAAGTGATTGATAATCTTCAGGATGTTAATATATCTTTCAAGGTAAAGCGTAAGATTTCTATTTCGTTGGACTTTGTGCAGAATGAAGCAAGGGATGACGTACATGTTGAAGTGGCGGTTGTTGAAAAACTTGCACCACAGGCACCAATGACAACTTCATTTGCAATCGGAAAAGACCTGAATACTGGCGAAATGTACGCTGAAGAATACGGAAAGCAGATTAAAGGGCAGATGAAACTTGATGACTATTCACATGAGCAGGTAGTTGATGGAAAAACCATTGACACAGACACCGGTGAAATTGTAAAAGGACCAGAAACAGTTGTTGATTTTAGAAAGGCTGCACAGTAAGCAGAATAGGTGAAAAATATGATTAAAGAAGCATTACAGTATATTGTCGGACTTGGCGAAGCAAAGGTTCAGTACATCACACTTCCTGACGGAACAATTCAGACATATTCTGATAAGCCATTACAGAGACTGAAAAAGTATATACCAATGGCTGACAGTGCTATTCACATGAACACACTTACAAGTCTTGTGGATTACATCAGAGGAAAAATTGATTCTATGTCTGAAAAAATGATTATTCAGGTGGTAGACCCTGAAACAGTTATTCTTTTTTCCAAGTTGAATGAAGAAAGAAACCGTGAAACGCTTGTTGTTGTTAATGCAAAAATCCCGGAATTTCCATTTGATTCCTTTATAAATCAGGAAACCTTTTGCATTAATCTTCAGGCAAAATTCATTAATGACCCAGAAACTGACCTTGCATTAGTTTTGAAGTTTGCAGGAACAGTTGAAACCGGAACAGTTACTGAATATGGTGATGATGGTGTCACCCAGAAAGCCACAGTTAAAACCGGCATTGCTTCAAAAAGTGAAGCAGTTGTTCCAAATCCGGTAACATTAAGACCATACAGAACATTTTTAGAGGTAGAGCAGCCGAAGTCAGACTTTATTTTCAGAATGAAACAGGACAAGTATGACGGTATTAATTGCGCAATCATTGAAGCTGATGGTGGTGCATGGAAAATGGCAGCAACCAAGGCAATTAAGGATTACTTACAGTATGAGTTATCAGAATATGAGCAGTTCACAGTTATTTCATAAGGTTGTGACACCTGCCTGAAAAAGGCGAAAGAAGCTATCATGCTATTAATACATATCACGAAAAAACATCCCGGTTGCTTATGCAGCCGGGAGATTAGAAAGCAGGTGCAATATGAAGACGAAAGAATGTATGCACTGTGAAACTTTCTTTGATTGTGCAGGCAAGCCGACAGATAACCCTTGCCTGCAATTCAGGAAACGAAAAGAGAAAACAGAAAACAATTTTAATGAAATATTACAGAAGGAAATGAGAAAGGAGTAATGACAGAAGCCTTGGTAAACCAAGGTTGACCGCCTAAAGGTGAAGAAAGGCGAGAACAAAAGGAATTTAATTTGCGGTGCTGCATGGCACCATGGGAAGCCGTAATTCCTTATCCACGGAAAACAAGATTGACTTGTCAACGTGGTTGTCATGAAAAAATTAAAAGTTTGTTGGTTATCAGCAGGTGTCAGCAGTTTTTTAGCAGGTTACTTTGAAAGAGATTCTATTGATAAGTATATTTATATCGACATTGATGACCAACATGAAGACAGTATGCGATTCATAAAAGACTGCGAAAAAGTGCTTGGAAAACGAATTGAGATTTTGAAAAGTCCATATGGTAGCGTGGAAAACTGTATTCTATCTGCCGGAATGATAAGAAATCCATTTACACAGTTTGCCCCATGTACGAATTGGTTGAAAAAACGTGTTCGCAAAGAATGGGAAGAAAAACACACAGATTTTCAAATAACATATATTTGGGGATTTGATTGTGAGGAAAAGCACCGAGCAGAGCGGTTAAATGAATCAATGCCAGACTTTAAACATGAATTCCCACTGATTGAGCGGATGCTCACAAAACAGGATGTTCATGCCTTATTTGACAGACTGTTTGATTTCAAAAGACCTGTCATGTATGACATGGGGTATCAGAATAATAATTGTGTGGGATGTGTAAAGGGCGGCATGTGGTACTGGAATCAGATTCGCAAGGATTTTCCTGACGTATTTAAGGCACGTTCTGAACTTGAACGGAAAATTGGTGCTTCAATTATAAAAGGTGTCTATTTGGATGAATTAGAGCCTTGCAGGGGCAGAAAAGAAGATGAAATAAGCACAGATTGTGGCATCATGTGTTATTTGAATTTAGATAAATAAAAAGAAGGTGGAAGGATGGCAGTAAACAGTAAGCAGAAGGGCGCACGATTTGAACGGCAGCTTGCCGGATTATTTCGTGACCATGGCTATTCTGATGCAAGAAGAACGGCACAGTATTGTGGAAATACCGGGGATGCGTCTGATGTGATTGGATTACCGGGGATACACATTGAAGCAAAGCATCAGGAAAAAATGCAGCTTTATAACTGGATGGCACAGGCAAAAAGGGATTCTGAAGGAACTGGAAATATCCCAACAGTATTTCATAAAAAGAACAATGCAGAAATCCTTGTGACCATGCGGTTTGAAGATTGGATGCAGATATATAAAGAATGGGAAGCAGGTGAGAACCATGGATAATTTAAGAACAACAGCGGAACTTGTGAAAACAATCTTGGAAAAGAACATAAAAGCAAGAAACAGTGACAGTTATTTATATTATTGTGTAATCAGGATTATTGGGAAAAGAAATGGTGTTGATATTGAAAAGATGTCAGTCCCTAATTTCTTCTTACACATGAAGGAATATAATATGCCTGCTTTTGAAACAGTCAGAAGGACAAGGCAGAAGATTCAACATGATAATCCAGAATTATCTGGTTGTGATGATGTGGAAGCAAAGCGGATGGTGAATGAAGAAATGTTTCGTGATTACGCTAGGGGGTTCTGATGCTTGGATGAATTAAAAACAAATGGTGCCGGTTACTATGACCCAACAGCGTATAAGGCATTGACAAGAGTAATGAGAAGAGAGGAAAAGACAATGAAATTATACAATGGTGATATTATTGAATTTGAACAGAGTAACGGAACGAAAAGAACAGCGGTTATTTTAGCAGTGCATGAAAAATTTTCAACTGTACTGGTATTAGCAGAAAATGACAAGCTGCCATACAGCGTGAAGTGTCAGGGTTTAAAATACACTGACCCGGCAATGCTGCAGTATACATATAATGATGCGTTCACCAATTTAATCAGAAGCATGTCTGATAATGAGTATTCAGACATTATGCAGGCTGTTATTGATGCACTCGGTTATGAAATACCGGAAAATGTGGCAAAAGAACCACCAAAAGGGACTGTGGAAGAAGCTGCACCTGTTGATTATGTTGCAGAAGTCCAATACAACGTTGAAATAGAAACGTTGCAGGAAAATTTAATTCAGACACAGGCTGAAAGAAATGTATACAAGGAATTATATGACAATCTGATTAACAGTATGATTGCAAAATAGGAAGGTGCTGAACTATGGCAGATGTGAAATGGATTAAAATTGCAACTGACATATTTGATGATGAAAAAATACTTTTGGTTGAAAGTCTGCCTGATGCATATGCCATTATTACAGTTTGGTTTAAGCTGCTATGCTTTGCAGGGAAGCAGAATAACAGCGGTGTATTTATGATGGGGCAAATTGCATATACTGCAAAAATGCTTGCGACTATCTTCAGAATGCAGGAATCCACGGTTACCATGGCACTTCAGACTTTTGAACAGTTTGGAATGATTGAAATAATTGATGGTGTTATCACTATTCCAAATTGGAATAAACATCAGACTTTGGATGCATATGAGAAGAAAAAGGAACGTGACAGACTGTATCAGCAGGAAAGAAGGAATTCGCAAAAAAGCCTGATTTCCGGAACTTTGCAAAAATCGTCTGACAGTCAAACGACACAATCGTCTTATGTCGTTGTTTCAGATAAAGAAGAAAAAGAAAAAGATATAGATATAGATATAGAAGAAAAAGAGCGTACCAATTGCAAGCAGATTGTTGACCTGTTCCATTCCATCTGTGTTTCATATCCTTCTGTAAAAACATTGTCTGAAGCAAGAAGAAAGGCTATAAAGGCAAGATTAAAAGCCTACAGCCTTGATGATTTTAAGATATTATTCGAAAAGGCAGAAGCATCTTCGTTCCTTAAAGGTAGTAATGAACGGAACTGGTCAGCAACCTTTGACTGGCTGATTAAAGATTCCAATATGGCGAAGGTCATTGATGGAAATTATGATAATAAGGGAAAATCACAATCAGAAAAAAGAGATTCAGGAGCGAATAAGAATAAATTCAACAGTTTTCCACAGCGAAAATATGACATGGAAGCGTTGGAACAGGCACTTTTAAATACTACTGAAAGGGGCAATGAAGAAGGTGAAAGCTAAAAATTATCTTCAGCAGGTACAGAAGATAGATACAATTATTAAAAACAAGATGATTGAAAAAGAGCAGTGGAAAGCAATGGCTGAATCAATCACAGCAGCTTCTGACGGTGAAAGGGTGCAGGCTTCCGGAAGTCAACAGAAAATGGCTGATGCCGTGATTCGATATGTTGAGATTGAAGCAGAAATTGACGAATACATAAATCTGCTGTTAGAAACAAAAAGGGATGTAGTCAGTGTAATAGAACGACTTCCTGCAATTGAATATGATGTACTCCATAAAATATACATTCAGTATAAAGAAATGTATGAGGTTGCAGCAGAATGCCAGAAAACGTATTCTTGGGTAACTACAATCCACGGAAGAGCATTAAAGCATGTGCAGGAGATACTGAAAGGAAGGAAAATATAAATGAAGTGTAAAATATGTGGAAAAAGATTTAAAATGCAAAAGGAAAACAAATATTTAGTGAAAGCAGGAGAAAAGGAATTTGAAGGATTAATAAGAGCGGCAAAAGTTTTTGAAGCGTTTGATTGTCCACAGTGTGGATGTCAAAATATCGTAAATATCAGGGAAGGAAGTCATGACTGACGAAGAGAAGAGAAAGCAAATTAAAGAAAGGTTCATTGGTGTGGAAACCATACGTTGAAAAGGTAATTGTTGTGACTTTCTGTGACTTTTTTGCAACTTTTTTGAACTTTTGTGACTTTCTGTGACTTTTTTGCAAACTTTTTGAACTTTTTGTATAACATGTGACTTAAAAGCTGTGTTATATTCAATATATCATAAAGCAATTAAAGGTACTGCAATCAATGCGGTGCCTTTTTTCTTTGCCTTGAAGATTCACAGGTTTCCATTTACCTTCTCCGGCCTTCAAGGCTTTTTGTAAATAAAGGTGGTGATTGTGATGGCTAAATTAACAGCCAAACAGAAAAGGTTCTGTGATGAATACCTGATTGACTTAAATGCCACACAAGCAGCTATAAGGGCAGGTTATTCACCAAAAACAGCATGTGAACAGGCTTCAAGATTGTTAGCAAATGTTAAGGTTCAGGATGAAATCGCAATTGAAATGGCTGAAAGGTCAAAGAGAACAGGAATAAATCAGGACAGGGTTTTGATGGAAATTGCAAAAATGGCATTCGTGAACATAGATGATGTGATTGACCTTGACACAGCAAAGGTAAAACGGACAGCAACAAAGGAAGACCTTGCTTGTATACAGTCTGTGAAGATAAAGCCAACAGAATTTGGAACTGAAAGGGAAATCAAACTTTGTGACAAGAAATCCAATCTTGAACTTCTTGGAAAACATCTTGGTATGTTCAAAGACAAGGTTGAACTTGAAGCAGATATGGATTTGAACATTAATATTGATTATGGTGATGGCAATGAAGATTAATGTCCAAATGAATCCCGGATTCCGGGAAGTTGACCGGAGCCGTAAACGCTATATTGTCATGCGTGGCTCTGCTGGTTCCGGGAAGAGCGTTGACACGGCACAGAATTATATATTGCGATTAATGCAGGACAAGGGAAGAAACCTTGTTGCAATGCGTAAATCTGATATTAGTAACCGAGATAGCACCTTTGCAGAATTAACAGGTGCATTATATCGCATGTTTGGTGATAAATATGAAGCATACTGGAAGATTAATAAATCACCAATGTCCATGACATTCAAGCATAACGGAAATCAAATTATATTCAGGGGGATGAATGATGACCGACAGCGTGAAAAGCTGAAATCAATCACATTCCCAAAGGGAAAACTAACTGATGTGTGGCTTGAAGAAGCTACAGAATTTACACAGGCAGACCTTGAAATCATAGATGACCGTTTGCGTGGTGAACTTCCGGAAGGGCAATTTTATCAAATCAGAATGACCTTTAATCCAGTAAATAAGAATCATTGGATTAAAAAGGTCTTTTTTGATATTCCAGACCCTAACGTGCTGACACATCACAGCACATATCTTGGTAACCGGTTTATAGATGAAGCCTATAGGCAACGTATGGAAAGAAGAAAGATTGTTGACCCTGAAGGCTATCAAATATATGGTCTTGGTGAATGGGGCGAAATTGGCGGTCTGATTCTTCATAATTGGGAAGTCGGTGAATGTTCACAGAATCCGGCTGATTATGATGATTTTGCAATAGGTCAGGACTTCGGATTCAACCATGCGAATGCAATTCTTCCGTTAGGAATCAAAGATGATGTAATTTATATTACAAAAGAAATCTATGTATTTGAAAAAGACACATCAGAGATTATAGAACTGGCAAGGGATGCCGGGATTCCAACCAATAAACAAATGTGGTGTGATTCCGCAGAGCCGGACAGAATCATGATGTGGCAGAAAGCCGGGTATATCCGGGCAAAAGGTGTGAACAAAGGCGGTTCACAAGGTTCTGTGAATGCACAGATTGATTATTTGAAACAGCATAAAATTATTGTTGACCCATCTTGTGTGAATACCATTAAAGAATTGCAGCAATGGAAGTGGAAAAAGGATGAAAAAACCGGTGAATACTTGGATGAACCGGTTCCATTTCAAGATGATGCTATGGCGGCACTTCGTTATGGTGTTGAAGGATGGCGCAAGAGAAAGAAATGGTTGTTATAAAATAAAGAAAACCAGAGGTGAAAAGAATGTTAAGTATTGGTGAAATAAAATCTTTTATGGATGAAGACAGCACTTCAGACAAGAAGAGATTTGCAAGAAAAGGACAGGCATATTATGACGGTGACCACGATATAAAAGCATACAGATTGTTTTATTACAATACAGATGGCGAACTTGTAGAAGACAAGGCTAGAAGCAATGTGAAGATTGCACATACATTCTTCACGGAACTGGTAGACCAGGCAGTTCAGTACATACTTTCCGGAAAAGATGGATTTGCAAAATCTAAAGATGCTGCATTGCAGAAAAAATTAGATGAATACTTCAATGAAAATGATGATTTCAAGACGGAATTATCAGAGTTATTAACCGGTTGCATGGTAAAAGGCTTTGAATATCTGTATGTTTATAAAAATGAAGAGGACAAGCTGTCTTTTATGTGCGCTGATTCAATTGGTGTTGTAGAGGTTCGTGCAAATGATACAGATGATAACACAGAATGTGTTATTTATTGGTATGTGGACAGAATTGAAAAAGGTCATAAGAAAATCAAAAAAATTCAGGTTTGGGATTCTGAAAATGTTTATTATTATGTGCAGGATGGCAATGGTAATATCACGGAAGACACATCAGAAAAGATAAATCCAAAACCACATATTTTGTATCAGAAAAAGGGTGATAAAGCCGTTTATTTTAAGAACTTTGGCTGTATCCCCTTTTTCCGTTTGGATAATAACAAAAAGCAGTTTAGCAGCTTGAAAACAGTCAAGGATTTGATTGATGATTATGATTTAATGGCAAGCAGCCTTTCAAATAACCTGATTGATTTTGACACTCCGATTCATGTGGTAAAAGGCTTTCAGGGGGATAACTTGGAAGAATTACAGACCAACCTGAAGACCAAAAAAATAATTGGTGTGGATGATGACGGCGGTGTTGATGTCAAGACCGTGGATGTGCCATATCAGGCGAGACAGGCAAAACTTGAATTGGATGAAAAAAATATTTACCGGTTTGGAATGGGGTTGAATACAGCAGGACTTAAGGACACAAATGCAACAACAAATATAGCAATTAAGGCAGCCTATTCTTTATTAGATTTAAAGTGTTCCAAACTGGAAATAAGATTAAAGCAGTTACTTAGAAGGCTTTTGAAGCTGATTATTATTGAAATCAATAAAACTGATGGTACAGATTACCACTGCAATCAGGTTTACTTCGAATTTAGTCATGAAGTCATGTCAAATGAGCAGGAAAATGCGCAGATTGCATTGACAGAAGCACAGAAGACACAGGTGTTAATTAACACACTTCTTTCTCTTGCTTCACAGCTTGATAATGAAACGTTAATGCGTAATATCTGTGATGCCCTTGATATTGATTATGACGAAATCAAAGGGAAACTTCCAAATCCAGACGAAGCGGAAAATGAAGCCGCTGAAGCACAAAAGGCTTTAGATGGAGTGAATGCATATGAATCAGAGACAGAAGGAAACGCAACAGGTATTTCTTAATAATGAAAAAGCTGTATTAAAGCAGCTTGAAGGAAATTATAAGGATGCTTTAAATGAAATAAATAATAAAATAGCAATTCTTCAGGCAAGAGAAGATGCCGACTTGCAGCATGTTATTTATCAGATAGATTACCAGAAAGCATTGAAGGCACAGGTGCAGACGGTGTTAGACCAACTTCATAATAATAATTTTGAAACGGTTTCAGAATACCTTACAAAGTCATATGAAGATGGCTTTATCGGCACCATGTACGATTTACAAGGTCAGGGAATACCGTTAGTATTTCCAATTGATGAAGAACAGGTTGCTGCAGCAATACAGCATGAAACCAAATTGTCTGAAAGCCTATATACAAGGCTTGGAAAAGATACAAAGGTACTTTCTAAGCAGATTGCAGGTGAAATAAGCCGGGGGATAGCCAGTGCATCCATGTATTCTGAAATATCCCGGAACATTGCCGGATATTGCGGTATAAGCAAGAATAAGGCAATGAGAATAGCCAGAACAGAATCACACCGGATTCAGTGCAAAGCAACCGCTGATGCACAGAGAAAAGCCAAGGAAAAAGGTGCTGATGTTGTGAAACAGTGGGATGCATCCTTAGATGGTAAAACAAGGGATACTCACCGGGAACTGGATGGACAAATCCGGGAACTGGATGAACCTTTTGAAGTGCAGGGCATGACAGCTATGCAGCCGGGTGATTTTGGTGATCCGGCAGAAGATTGCAATTGCCGCTGTGCGTTACTGCAAAGGGCAAGATGGGCATTAGGCAATGATTATACAAAATGGTCACCGGATGCACCGGTTGAAATATCTGATGATGGCACAACACAATTTGTAAATGTTGATGCTAAAAATTTTACTGAATTCAAAGGAATATATCAGGACATCACTGGACAAATGACCATGAACATGGAAAATAATAATTCGGTGCATACTCAAGATAATACGCATAAAATAAGCGAAAAGAGGAAGACATCAGAAGGAATATTTGATACATATAATAATGGAAAAGGTGATTCTATTAGACCGCATTCTATTATAAAAAATATGTCATCTTCTGAAATCGGTACTAATACACTTGAATATCTGCAAAAAGAAAATGTTCCAGTTAAATTATGCTACGGAATAGATAATCCGAATAATAATTATGGTGTATATGATGTTTCTGAAGATACAATTATTGTGTATTGTGATAAGACAAACACAATTACTGAAACAGCTTCAACAATTATTCATGAAGCAACGCATAGAAAATTAGGAAGTAATGGAACATTAACAGAAGAAGTAGAATGCTATAAAGCCGAGTGCTTACATAAAAAAGGAGAATTGACAGGTGAAGATATTAACACTATAATTGAATTAGTAAAAGAAAATTATCCTGATTTGAAATGATGGGGGTGTGTAATATGGATAAACCAAAGAGCATTGAAAAAATTGAAAAAATGCGAAATGGCGAAAAAATCAAGTGTCCAAGATGTGACACTGGTTTTATTTCTGCTGTCGGCAATCCACAAACCACATATTTATTCAGGTGTAACAATTGTGGAACAAGTATTGTTGAAAGAAAAAAGTTAGATTTTAGTTCAATATTAAAATAAAAAGCACTTTGCAGGTGATGGCAAGGTGCTTTTCTAGTAGAGAGGTATAGCAACATGGCAAAAGACGATTATCATGTGATAGTGTATCAAATATTAGCGTATTTGTACCAATGCTTGAAAAAAGGGGAAAGAGTTGAGCAAAAAAACCTCGAATATAACTGTAAGTATTTTCAAATAAATAAATCTTATTGGACATATATTTTATATCATATGCAGGAAAGTGGATTGATTAAAGGTATTTTATTTGTAGACATTGACGGCATGGAAATGCCATATCCGACACAATTGGATGCTTGCCGAATAACACCAATAGGCATTGAATATCTATGCGACAATTCGTTTATGGAAAAAGCGAAAAAGTTTTTAAAAGATATAAAAGAAATAACACCATTTACTTAAGCAACGTATAGGATGCTTTAATGTAATAATTTAATAATATGATAACAAAGGCAGTCGATTGACTGCCTTTTTATATGCCCGAAAATAGGCTGATGGCAATAAAACTATGGCTGAAATAAGCCTTATAACATGGCTGTAAAACTGTTATGCACAGATTCAGGTTTGAACTGTGGGAAAGGAAAAATGTATGAAATTAGAGGAACTGTTGGGCGAGGAACTGTATAAACAGGTAGCGGCAAAGATTGATGAAAAGAATGCCGGGGAACCGGACAAACTCAAGCATATTCGTTATGCAGACCTTTCAGAAGGTGAGTATGTCAGCAAGGGCAAGTATGATTCAGAAATTGAAAAGCTGAATAATATCATTTCCGGCAAAGACACGGAATTGACAACAGCAAATGACCTGATTGCAGAACTGAAAAAAGGAACAAAAGGCAATGAGGAATTGCAGGGTAAAATCACCGGCTATGAAGGGCAGGTGGCACAGTTACAGCAGCAGCTTGCAGAAACCAAAATTAAGGCAGCAATTAAAGTTGCTTTATTGTCTGAAAAGGCTGTGGATGTTGATTATCTGACCTATAAGCTGAATGAGAAGCTGAAAGAAAAGGGTGAAACCTTGGAACTTGATGAAAATGACAACATCAAGGGATGGAATGAAAAATTGTCTGGATTAAAAACACAGTTTCCGAAAATGTTTGAATCCGCATCTGGTGGTGAAGATGGGTTCAACCGCTTGGATGATGGACGGCTCCCGGATGACAATGGTGGTCGTGATGGAGCGGAACCAAAAAACCTTGCTGAAGCACTTCAGCAGAAATACGAAAAAACACACAATGAATAGAAAGGTGGAATAATTATGTCTTTTACATTAACAGAAATGAAAGTCGGAATGTCCGACAAAGTAGCAGAGCAGGTTGTTGATATTTTCCTTAGAGAATCAGAAATTCTTCAGGCATTGCCGTTTGATGATACTGTATCACCGCAGGGCGGCTCAACACTGACTTATACTTATTTACAGAAGGTGCTTCCTTCTACAGCGTCTTTCCGTGCTTTGAATGAAGAATATGAGCATTCTGCAGCAACAATGGTCAAGAAATCCGCAGACCTGAAAATCTTCGGTGGTGAATTTGACATTGACCGTGTACTGAAAAAGGCAGAAGGAAAGTATAACAATATGGCATGGCAGATGGAAGAAAAAATCCGTGCAGCGGTTTCCTTGTTCCATTACACCCTGATTAATGGAAATTCAACAAATAACGAAAAGGAATTTGATGGATTGGACAAGATGCTTGCCGGAACAACCACAGAATTCGGCGCAGCAAGCAAGATTGACCTGTCTAGTATGACAAGCCTGAAAGCAAACGCTGATGAATTCTACGAAGCACTTACAAAGCTGATTCGTGATACTGACGCAGATGCACTTCTGATGAACAGTGACACAATCACAAAGGTTCAGACAGTGGCTAGAATCCTTGGCTATAAGACAGAATCAGAAGAAGCATTCGGAAAGAAGGTAACTTCTATGGATGGTGTTAGACTTATGGATTTAAAGAACCATTACACTGTATCAGCAAGCACAGCAACAGCAAATGCAGTTGTAAAGAAAGGCATTTCAAGAACAATCGGCGGTGATTCCGGTGCAACAACAGGACTTACAGACATTTATGCAGTCAAATTTGACATTAATGACGGTTTCCATGCTGCAACACTTGCAGGAAGCAATGCAATTGACCAGTATCTTCCAGATTTCACACAGCCGGGTGTCGTTAAGAAGGGCGAAGTTGAAATGGTGGCAGCTACAGTCTTGAAGAATACTGCACATGCCGGTGTATTAAGAAACATTAAGATTGCGTAGTTTGAAAGGATAAGGTGAAAAGAATGGCAGGAAAGAATTTTATTATCAGAACAACAAACATCCCTAACTTCACTGGTGTTGATGCAGGAAGCGTTGCTTTTGCAAACGGAACCGCAACAATCAGTGATGCAAGAATGGTGGAATGGTTCCGTGAGCATGACGGCTATTCCGTTGAAGAAGCAGATGGTACTGCTTCTTCAGTAGAAAGCAATCCAGTTTCAAGAATGAAATTAGAGGAACTGAAAGCATATGCAGCCGAAAAGGGAATTGACCTTGGTGATGCATCTAAGCGTGATGAAATCATTGAGAAAATCAAAGCGGCTGAAACAGTAAAAGGGTAAAGGTGATTTGTCATGATTATGTCAGTGAAAGAATTCAAAACCTTTGTAGAAACTGACATGGCAGAGCCATTAATTGAAGCAAAACTTCAGTCACTGGAACTGTTGATTCGAAAATACACCAACAATAATTTTCAAAACCGGTTATATAGAAGAACTGCCGATATTATCGGTGGTTCTTTTTATGTAACAGCCGTTCCATTTAAGGAAGGAGATACAATTCAGGTATCAACAACGCAGTTATCAAATGGTTTGAAAGTGCCATGCCTGAATGAAGGACTTTTTACAATTGACAAAGTGGATAATAATTCATTTTCAGTGAAAGAAGATGTGATGGATGAAAGCAATGTCCTCTGCACCAAGATTGTTTATCCAATGGATGTGAAAATGGGTGTAGTTAATCTGATGAAGTGGGACATGAACAACCGGGACAAGGTTGGTATACAGTCAGAAACGATTTCCCGGCATTCTGTGACATATTTCAACATGGATGGTGATAATTCTACCATTGGATTTCCAAAGTCCTTAATCGGCTTTTTAAAGCCTTATATCAAGGCACGGTTCTGAAAGGGGTGTTGATATGATAGGTGGAAACTTAAAAGCAATGTTGCAGGTGAAAAGCACTATTAAGAATGAAATCGGCGAAGGCATCCCTGTTTGGCATGATGTGATAGAACTTCTTGGATGGATAGACCTTGCATCCGGTGATTCCAAGCGGACAGAGTACAATGCTAAAATTCAGGAATCAACCCATGTATTTGTGTGTGATTACAAGCCGATTCCTGCCACTATTACCATTGATGACGCAATTGTTAGGGTAGTAGCGGAAAATGCCAGATTAATAGTAAATTCACAAGCATATGATGTGATGCTGATTGATGACCCAATGCAGTTACATGCACAGCTTGAAATCTATCTGCAATACAGAGGTGGTCAGGATGTCAGTACAATTTAAAAACAATTCGGCAAAGGTCAAAGCAGCCATGAATGAAAAGGCAATAGCTTGGTTGTATGAAGCATCCGGAGAATTGGAAGCACAGGTCAAAAGAAATACAGTGGTTGGCACAGGTCAGTTGAAAAATTCATGGACTTATAAAGTTGATGAATCCAAAGGTGAATCCAAAATAGGAAGTCCATTAGAAAATGCCATTTGGGAAGAATTTGGAACCGGACAGTATGCATTGCATGGTGACGGAAGAAAAACTGCATGGACATATGAAGATGACAAGGGAAAATGGCATAAAACGATAGGTAAAAAGCCGAGAAGAGCATTGAATAATGCCTTTGTGACACTTAAAAAGTCATTGCAGGCAAGGCTTGAACAGATTATGAAAGGGATGGAAAAATGACGGCAGCAGTATTAAAATTTATAAGTGATGCAATGGCATCAGCTAATATTCCGTATGAGTTTATGGAATACATATCTGCTGTGGATGCAATACCGGTATATTGGGTGGGCGAATATACAGAAGAACCGCCCTTGAATGAAGATTGCATGCAGGAAACGCAGTTCATCCTGACCGGAACCGGTAAAGGTTCATGGTCAGAACTGGAAAAGCAGAAAGAAAAAATCAAAAAATTATTCCCGGCGAATGGTGGCAGAAGAGCAATCCTTGATGATAAATCAGGGGTTGCTGTTTTTTATGGTAACGCATTCCCGGTTCCAACCGGTGATGGTTTTATGAAAAGGCTACAGATAAATTTAACAGTTAAAGAATGGAAGGTGAATTAATATGGCAGATTGGACAGAATTTGCAGTATCCGGAGTGTCAGAGGACACACCGAAAAATATTATGCTTGGAGCAGGAACGCTTTATAAAAACTTTGTGTATTCCACAGAATCAAGCAAATGGACAGGTACAATTCTTGGCGCAACGTCAGGGGGAAATAAATTAACGATTACACCAACAATTACAGATATTGAAGTCGATGGTGTTCTTGTAAAAGCCAAAGGTCTTAGACAGAAGACCGGAGAAACAGCACAGATTGAAACTAACATGGTTGAAATCACAAAAGAATACCTTCAGTCAACTGTCATTGGAAAAACCGGAACATCTGTGGATAGCAGATTTGATGTTATTGAATCAAAAGAATTGATTGAGGATAGTGATTATATTGAAAACTTCGCTTTTGTTGGATTCAAAACAGACGGAAGTCCTATCATTGTTATTTTTGATTCTGCAATTTGCACATCAGGTCTTTCTGTTGAAGGAAAGAACAGCGAAGCTTCGGTTGTTCCGGCAACATTTGAATGTGTTGCAGAACTTAAAACAGGCGGTAACACAAATAAATTGCCTTATCACATTTATGTGCCTAATGCGGCTGCAACACAGGCAACACAGAAATCCACAAAAGTGGTTTCAGAATAAAAACCAAACAGAAGGAGATTGAACAATGAATGATATGTTAGTAAAAAATACAGAAATTGAATCAGAAGATACACAGGAGCCAAAGACTTATGATTTGCGACCATTGGTTGCATCTGACATGGGTATGATTTGTAAAATCATCACTACTATTGGGGTTCGCCAGTTTAAGGATTGCTTCAATATTGAGCAGACAGAAGATGCCAAGGAAGATATTAAAAAGGTCGGCTTTAGCGTAATGCTTGACATTGCCGGAATTATTATTTCAAATATTCCGAAAGCCGAAGAAGAAATTCAGGTATTCTTGGCATCCTTGTCAGGTATGAAACTTGCAGAAATTAAAAAAATGCCATTTGCTGATTATGGTGAATTAATTATTGAAGTGGTGACAAAAAAGGAATTTCAGGATTTTTTCAAACGTGTCATGAAATTGTTCAGTCGGAATTAGGCTATATAAAGTATATGGATTTGCTGTCTCAAAGATATGCAAATCCATATTTACTTTTAGATGATGTAATCCGTTTGGGACAGCTTCATGATTTTTCAATTGAAGTCTTGCAGATGATTCAAAAGGATAGAGTACAGCAACGCAGGTGGGAATATTATCTGCATAAAGTATGGAAAGATATGT